TTCTTACAGGACCATCAGCAGGTAATAATTCTTTATAAGCTAAAGCTTGAAACTGAGTTACAGCTTCAGCAAGTACAGGGTGAGTTGCACCACTTGCTCCAGCAAAAGGTTCTGATCTAATTTCATATTTGAAACCTAATAGGTCTAAACCAGTTCTATATGCTTGCTCCCAATCTTTTCTTGAATTTTTATAATCTTGATAACTACCAAAAAGTTGTGAACCTAATTTACCTAAAACATCTTCTGGTAAATGTTCAGCTAAATTATCGTAATGATTTTCTCCACCTTCAACAGATGCAATAGCTGGATCATAATGGATATCTACAGAACCATCTTCTTTTTCTTCAATCTCGATAGGTTCACCTTGTTCGTTTACTTCAACTTGTTCTTGTTCTTCAGCTACGTTAACTTCTTCTTCAGAAGGAAGATTAATTTCTTGCCTTACATCATTAGGAAGCGTCTTGTCTATATCTGCCATTATTTTTCTCCAGTTTTACACTCTTAACAGTATTATACTTTAAATTCAACCCTTGTGGTTGTGGTCCTCTTTTTGGTGGTGGACCAGATTTTTTTCCATTTCTGTAAGGTGCATTATTTTTCATATGTAAATTTTCTCATTTCTTCATGGTCAATATCATCAATACCAAAATCAACATCTTTTAATTTACCATCTATATCAGGTGTTGCTGTTGCTTCTTCGTATAAAAGTCCACCTGTTTCAGGATCTCTTTGAATCTCCATTTCAACTTCACTATCGATGTATTCGCCTCTTTGATTTTGTTTTCTAACTCTTGTAAAGTCCATTCCATCAGTTACTTTGTAATCTCCTAATTCATATTCAATAAATCCATTAGGGTTATCTGCTTTACCAATAACATTGGATTTACCCATCATTTTAATTTTAGAAATTAAATCATTTAAATAAGTTGGTACTGAATCTGCTGATCTAGAAACAGCTTCAACAACTTGTGGTACTGCTTTAGTAGCTGGTTTTATATATCTACCTAAGAATGGAATAGAAGCAAGGGCCACTCCAAATTTTAAAAACTTTCTTCTACCAATATCTTTTGGATCACCACCATCTTTAAGTTGAACTCTACCACCATTTGCTAAAGCTAATGAATAGGGTTGCTGTGTTACATCATAAAACTTTTGTTTTAACATATTAACAAAACCCATTCTTCCAGCTGCTCTTTCTTTATTTTCAGTTTCTATTTGTTCTTTTACTTGTTGCTTACCTGCTTCAAGTTTCATTAAATCTTCTTGTGATACTTCTGGTCTACCTCTAAGCGTTACTAAGCCTTCATCTAAAAATCCATCTTGAATTTGAGAATCAAAAGTTTCTTGTTGATTTACTCTCTTTTGAATTTCTTGTAATTCATCTGGTAAACGATTGTACTCTTTTACAATATTGTATAATGGATCTGCACCTACAAATCTAAATGCCATTTCAGGTGCAGACTTCCCTTCTTGAAAAGCAACACCAGTATCATAAATACCATAACCAACTCCTGCAATACCTGCTAATTTTCCTAGACCTCTAAGACGAGAACCTTTAGTTGCTAAATCTTGAAATGTATCTGAAATAAATTCTCCTGTTGCTCTTGCTCCTGGAAACGTTTCTGAAAAAAGCATGCCAGATTTTACAGCTAATCTACCACCACCTTGATTTGGTTTAGTCATCTCAGTTATTTCTGGTATTCTTTTTTTAATTATTTCTTTTGCTTCTTTATTTTTTCCTTGTCTATATAAATCTAAAACTTCACCTACATTAGGTTGTACTTTTCTAATTCTTTCCAATTCTCTTTCAGTTGCAACACCTGCAACATTTCTAAAATATTGATCAAAAACTTTTTGAAAAGTTTGTGGTTTTGCTATTTCCTTAAGATTTTTTTCTATAATTTTATTTCCTTTTAATTGATAGTTAGGTAGTTCTGATCTTTTTAATGTTGGAATATCTTCTACTAAATCACTATAAACTTTATTAACTTCTCTTAAAGCAGCTTTTGCTTTTTGTTTATTTCCTAAATTTAATTCTGCTTTTGCAGTTCTTAAATCATTTTTAACTTTTTTATATCTACCTCTGTAAGGACCTTTTGCTTTTGCTCCCATTATTTTAAAATTATATCTTCTAGTTGAAGGACCTACTTTTCTTAATGCACCTGGATCTTGTATAATTGTACCGGGAACTAAACCTTCAAAGTGTTCTAAAGATGCCAAAAGATCTTCAGGAAGTAATTTTGTTGCTTCTCTTATATCTGCTAGTTGTAAACGACTAGCTAATCTAGAATCCAAAGTTCCGGGATTAAATCCTTTTGGATAAGTTTTAGGATCTAATTGCATTAAGTTTTCTTGTGCTTTTCTATATCTAGAAAAAGTTTCTTTTGGATTATCAACGTTTTTATTTCTATTAATGTTAATTAATTTTGCAGGATCAAAATCATCCATAGTTAATAAATTTTCTCTAATTAATGTATCTCTGTATCTCATTATTTTTTGATACATTGCTTTATATTCTCTACTTGTATAATCAGTTCCTCCAGTTAATTCTGAAGACATTTGTGATAATGATTTTGTTCTAAAATTATCTCTAAAATATTCTTTTTGAGTTTTACTCAAACCACTTATAGAGTTACTTCCTTGTTGTACCATTTGAATTTTATCTTGATCAGGATAAGTTTTCAATGCCTCTGCAACCGTTGTAAAATCAGTTCCTCTTCCTTTTGATTTTTTCATTTGGTTTATAATTTCATTAGAGTTGATTCTGAATCTTTCATTAGGAAATATTTTGTCGTTTGTTTCAAAATCTAATACTTGTTTATCTAAAATATCATGAATTTCAGAATGTGTTTTTCTTGTTCTAGCCATTCTTGCGTCTTCATCTAAATTTAAAGAACTTGTTTCATGTTTTAAGGCGCTTCTAATACTACCAGATAAGTTTTTAGTTTCTCCAGCACCACTTACTCCAGTGCTTGGATATTTATTAAAATCAAACTCAACTCCTTTTGGAAGTCTATCACTATATATTTTTTTAATTCTTTCTTGCATGTCCAAAGAAGGAGCAGTTCCTCTTGCTTCTACTTCTCTTACATAACCTTTTGGATATTGTTTTGTTGGACGAGTTATATACTTATAGATCTGAACGTTCTCTGATTTAACACCCATGATCTACAGCCCCATTAAATAAGCAACTCCGCCTTCGGCTTGTTTTGTTCTTGGTTCCATTTTTAGAATATCAACAACTTCTTCAGAACCTTTGCCTTTTTTCATTAATTCCATAGCATTGTCCATATCTGCCAACATTTGAGCTCTTACATTTTCTGGAGCTTCGACAATCTGAGTTACAAGATCTTCATTTATTCCAGGGTATTTTTGTTTTAATTTAAATCTCATTGCAAGTTGAGTTGCACCTAATTCTTCTAATTGATTAATTGCAGAATCAAAATCTTTTGGAGTCTCACCTTTTACGGGAGCACTCATTTTTTTTGGTTTGTTTCTAACAGGTATTGAACCTGTTAAATCATCATAAGCTTTTCCATATGCATCTAAAAGATCATAACCATCAACAGCATCTCTATCAATGTTATATGTTTCTAACATGTCATCAACAATTACATCAGCGTCTAATTTATTGTCCCCTGATAACTGTACATTCTCTTTTGCTTCTTTAAGTGCTTTTCTTAAATTAGTTCCAGCTTTCTTTAAAAGCTGTACTAATTTTAAACCTGAACCATATGCGTAATTAACTCTACCACCATCTTTGAAACCTGTATCATCTGGATCAACATCACCTTTTTTTAGAATTTCTCTAAGTTCTTCATCTGTCATTCCACCAGGATCTGGTTCGTATTTAGCTTTTGGTGGAACTTCAAACATTTTGTTTCTTTTTAAAATTTCATCTATTTCATTAAAATCACCTGCTCTATTTAAGTCATCGGCAATCTCAGTTAAATCTTGTAATGCATCTTCACCAAATCTTTTTCTAAATACTTCTATTGGATCAACACCACCTTGATATCCTTTTGCAATTGCATCTCGCTCTGCTGCATCTGGTATATCAATTTCACCAGCGTCTAATCTTTTTCTAAGTATTTGTCTTGCTGCAGTTCTTACAATGCCAGTGTTTGGATCTAAAGGTCCACCAGGTCTAGTTGGATTTGTAAGCATGTTAAAAATATCATCAGCTGTACCACTTCCCTTTACATCACCTTTTGGTGTTACCATTGTAAATGGAATGTTGCCTTCTGTACTTTTAGCTTTAGCTATTTCATCGTCTATTTTTCTTGATGATTGTAATAGTTGTCCTAAAGGAGAATCAGGTTCCATACCTCTTGGAAAACCTCTCTCAGCCGCTAGCTGCTCGATGCCAGCGACGGGCTTCGAGGTTCTAATGTCTACTACTTCAGCAGAAGGTGGATTTAATCTGTTATCCATTCTTCTTAAATTAGTTGTAAAATTTAATAATTCCTGATCATTCATCTTTGGAACTTCAGGAATAAGCTTTTCAATATCTTTATAAGCTTTATCAATTGCAGCATCTGATGCTTCTTCAATATTTAAATCTTGTGTTAGAAATCTTTTTGTATCTTTATCAGGTAAAGTTATAACATTAGTTCTTGTACCAAGCGCTTTTTGAATTGCTTTTGAACCATATAGTTTTTTTAATAATGCAAGAAGAGCCTTCATTTTCTACCTTTTAATTTTTTCAAATAAGCCTCTGTTTCTTTTTTACCAGGTTTTGGCTTAACAGATTTAATAGCATCTGCTGGGTCTTTTTTCAAAGCTTTTCCCAAACCTCTTAAAGCTATACCAGCCCCTTTTATTAAAACAGTCATTCCTAATAATACACTCTTTTTGGCTGAGGTAAAGGCTCATCTTCATAGTCTTCTGGATGGTCTATAAACCCTCCTTGTCTGAATCTCATCACAGCTTGTGTCATGGAGTCCACTAAATCGTCGTGATCTCCGTATGGAAATGCTGCACATTCCTCTATTACTTCTTGAGCGAAGTTCTGATTTAAGGGCGCCCATATGCATCCACTCTCAAATAGAGGTGCAACTGCATTTACCCTTGTATGTTTATCATTTCCTTTAGATGGTGTAAAGTTAATTACTGGTATACCCATCTTTCTTAATTCGTATGTCAAAGGTAAACCTGATGCTTTTGATTCAATAACAACAGATTCAGGATTCCAATATTTATATTGTTCCATTGCAACTCTACGAAGTTCTGGAAACTCATATCTATCTTTTATTGCATCTAATAATATTAACTGTGGGCCGTTGTATCTATCATCATAGAATATTCCCCATGTTGTAATAGCAGAATAATCCGCAGATTCTTTTTTCATAAACGCTGTATCATAAGATTGTATAACGTGAGCTAATTTTGGAATAGTATCTTCTTCCCAGTTCTGCCACCATTCACGTTTCAATAAAGATCCTTCTTCTGCTGTTGGATTCTGCATC